GTTTGAGCACGTGCGTTCAAAGAAGCTCCGTAGCCACTTGGATGCACTGGAAAGCCGTTGCCACTACATGGACTTGGAAATGGATAGCCAGCGTGAGAAATTGCTGTGGATCAAGAACATCGTGGGCGCTGGCATGTTGGATCGCTATGAGTTTGAACCTGCGGTCAAGCAGGAAGTCCTGGAGTTCATCGACCTTCACAAGGATCGTCTGCGTGAGCTGAGCCTGCGTATGGTGCTCAAGATCAGCGATCTGCGTAAGGCATTTCCTGCCATGTGGCGAGCGATGGCTACTACGACCTGTATGCGTCGCGTGTGATGCTGACCCGTATAGCACTATACAGCACACTGGGCTACCTGATCAGTCTGCTGGGGCATGGTTGGGACACTACAGAGTTTTGGTGTGTCCTAGCCTTGTTCTGGGCCAGCGATCAACTGACCCGCATAGAGCTGGCAGCGATCCAACAAGCAGAGCAGAAGCGTAGGCAAGCTCTGCATGACAACAACAAGGACACGCAATGATAGTCAAGCGACCCGAGCCCAACTGTGCCTACATAGGCCCTAGAGCTACACAGGGCACATGCTCTAAGCCCTGCATAGAAGGCACCAGCTACTGTGCAGAGCACTACAGCATAGTCTATCAGAAGGGCACTGCCAACCGCAAGCGTAAGAAGGATATCAAGAGGGCCAATGCAGTCTGGGACTTTGAGTCAGAAATCAACAGCATCGTAGAAGAACTAGAAGGCGAAGGCTTAACCTTCTGACAGGCAGTCGAGGGGCACCTGGGGTGGGTCAGGTGCTTTTTTAAAAACTGTTGTATAAAAGCAACAAGCGCATGCCGTAAAATTCATGGTGTTAGAGTAGAACCTGGTGGTACGAGATCTTGAAAACCTTTAAAATATTTGCGCCCAAATTTTGCACTGTATAGACCCCGGTCTGGCAATTCTGGTATTCGTGTGTGTGTGTAAATAATGAATGCGATCACTCTTATTCATTTTAGTCATCACTCTGCTCACAGCGTGTACCAGCACTAATACTATAAGAACTCCCCGTGCGCTAGAAGCCGCAACTGCTGATACTGTCACTACTGCACATGCTCTAGCACAGGGAGGGCGAGAGCTTAATCCCTTGGGCTTTTGGGGAGTGCTGGCTGCTAAGGCTGGTTATTTCATGCTATCCACACCCCAACAACGGACTCTGCATGATCCCTTGGTCAGTCAGTTATGGACCACAGCCGCTGTTAACAATGCTCTACAGTTAGCATTCGCAGGCACAGCGCCCGTAGTCTTCACTCTGGCTCTGGGCTATATTATAGTTGATGGGTGGTTTAAATATGAAGAGAGGATAGCTAAGACGGGGCCTTAAAAATTTTTACGCACAATTTTTTTGCTCCGCAAAAAGAAATCTGTGGGTATTGTGTGGGCCCGGTATTAAAGAGCCTTATCGCAAAGTTCTGCAAAAGTACTGTTTATAACTATACCATCGTTGGCAATGGCATATCCAAAAGTAAGATCTATCTTGGCAGTTGGGGGTGTTAATGGATCCAAACTCAATGGAGGTACTTCTACATATAGTTGTCCATATGCTTCGTTGGCTGTTGCGTATGCAGTATCAGTATACGTCAACTGATTGCTGTCTGTAAATACTCTAACTGTATATTGCATTCTAGTGCTCCTGGTGTAATAAAGGGTGTGTGTGTTGTATATTACACACTGGCATATATTTAGTTTAACTAGTCAAGACCAGCTAGGGAATACTTCCCGTGCAAATGCTTGATGTTGTTCCAAATTCGGGTGCTGGTTTGTGCTAAATCCACGCCTAATTCTGAATTGATCAAGAGATTCTTTGTGATCCAATAGGTCATATATTTCCCGCACCTTTTGCACATCCAGTGCCGTTAATCCCAATAGATCACTGTGGGATTCGTAATGGCTATTGTCCAGGCCCATGACGAGGTCATGCCCGCAATTCCGATTGATCAGCAGGTGTTTGATAGACTGGACAGCTACCCAGGACTGCTCCACTGCCATTCTGGCACTCCACATGTGATCACGGAATGACCGTACCCATGGCAAGTTTGTTTGGGCATCTTGGCTTTCCACCCAAGTATCTAGGTCTCCGTGGGTATGCCAATCTTGCCCGTCATTGGCCAGCCAATTGAATCTATTGAATCCCGTCAACATGACTGCCACATGATCATCTACTTGGAATTTGTGCTCAGCATCCGCTTCAAGGACTTGGTGCAGGATCATCATGTTACTCATCCCACCACGACCAAAGTTATGGAATTGATCAAACCTGGGCGCTATGCAGTCAGCCCAAGTTGGCCCGCTATAATTTGTATAACTACAGCCAAAAACAAATAATCGCTTGTTCATATATCTATATTTAACGACTACTGATTTGGCATGAAAAATTAAATACACTTGTTATGATCGCACTCTACGATAGATTCGTTGACGATTTACCCTACCACGCTCGCGCACCCTGGCCCCGTATCGAACGCAACGGTAACTGGGACTGGATTGAATCTGCTGGCAGTGTGGAACTATGGTTAATGACCAGCGTGGGATCACACTACACTGAATGGGCATGGAGCATGTGGGATTCGTGTGATAGCTATCATTGTAGAGTTAGCTTCCGACGGGCTCGGTCAGTTAGCCTGTTTTTATTGAGATTTGGTTAATTGTTTACCTTCTTGACCGCGAATAGATAAGTAATACTATATTGGGGTGGTTGGATGGATGGCGGCGTTACACGTGATAAAATTGTTGACAGATCCCTTGCTAAATCTTTTGGCAGACGATCCCGTGAGACCCGAGATACCCGCAGACTTCCGTGTAAGTGATTCAAGCGAAGTCTTTGTCCTACAAGATAAAGAAACTTTGGAACCCCAAGCAGTGGTCTGTGTTGTCTATACTGATCGTGTGCCCGCAGACATACTTGAACTGGCCTGGGTACCCGAGCTGGATCTAACACATGCCATATTCTATACCATATGGAGTTACAAGCCCGGTGCAGGTCGAGAACTTATCATGGCCGCTAGTCGAGCGATCAAACGGACTCGTCCGGGGATCTCTGAGTTTGTTACCCTAAGTCCCCCAACTGAAATGGCACGCCGCTTCCATCTTAAAAATGGTGCTAGCGAATGGCGCAAGAATTACGATACAGTTAACTACCGCTATCAGCTAGCCATCGAATCCGAAGACTAACGAGAACGCTCGTTCTAGATGTTCCAATGCCTCTTCTGGATCTTCTGCTAATACCTGTATGGCACGACCGCCGGCTCTGCGCCATTCTTCACAGTTACCCACACGATCATCTACTAGTATATCTCCGGGGCTACATTGCTTATGCTTGTCGTGACTATATGGACCAAAGTGTACTCTAAAGCCTGCATCGGGCCATCGTTCGGTAAACCAATCAATCTTATCATGGAAAGCCGCGGGCATGTCGTTACCCCGCGGAATAGCGGACAGTAGTCGAACACGCCATCCCAGTTCATTCTGGAATCTTAACGCCAGGTCAATTACACGATCTGCTATGGCAGTTTTGGGCAAGTTCCTATAGAAGTTTTGATCGTCTACAAGGCGGCGCCATTGATCTTCGGGCCATCGTCCTCGCTTTTCAGTTTGCGCCACTTCTTCGGGCGGCGCTCCAAGTAGTTCTGCGGCTCTAGCATTAAAATCTGCTAGAACTCCGTCCATGTCTAAGTAAAGAGTAAATTTTTGTTGAGTTGTCATTATATGTGTATTTAATAGAAAAAAGGGCCGAAGCCCTTTTTATGAATTGAAATATAATTTATTACTAAATTTCAGTAATCGTTGGCTTCGTTGTAGTAATGCCGTTTGCTTTTAGGTAGGCTTTGCGTTGGATAGCCCATTCTTTTACTGCTGAATTATTATTGAATTCATCATAAGCAGCCTGATTGATCCATTCTGAGGTAACAGTCTGTGTCAGCCCGGCAACTACTCTCGTTATGCTAAGTCTCTTACCGGTATCGGCAAAATTTGCTTTTATAGTTGCATTAGCATCAGTAGAACCTTCAAAAAAACGAACCTCAGTAGTTGGTCTTACAAATGTTTTAGTTACTCGAATCATGGTTGTTCCCCTTGTTAATTCTCTTGCTATTATTTATGTTATTTATAGTTTTATCCTGCCTCAATTTGATTCCGATAAATATTAGTTTAGAGTAACCCATTCATGCTATCATATTCATTTTATTCCACAGACACCCCTGTAATAATCGAGTCAAAAGACTTTGATTTATATGCATATCGGGTTTACATAGGAAAGCACGATGTGCCTGTTGACAAGTTTAATAGTTATTGGTATATCCAGGGAGATTTGGTAATATCCGGAACTAGTAATTTACCAATTCATAGTGAAAGGGTATGTGTTGAAATTATTGGATATCGTCCAGAAACTAGATCTAGTACATTTTCTAGATATACTGATTTGCCTTATATTAACGGATGTAGCACCAAACAACTAATTCCGCCAAATCGAGCAGGAGACCCCACATGGCAAATGTTATTAATCCCGCCGTTTACTAGCGAACAGCAACATCACATACATTCAACAGGTCGGGTAGTATATGTACACAGTGGGCAAGGAACGAGTCATATCGGGTCTTCGGGTAAAACAGTAGAGTTTCCGTTGACACCCGGAATGGTATTAATACTTGACAAAATGATTCCCCATCATTTTAGTACAAACGACGAGAGTCTAATAGTCCTGCCTCTTCATATTTTTAGTAGCAGTCCATTTGAAAACAATCATCCCATGTTCAACGGTACTTACAAGACTGAATAATTTAAATAAAATCATTCATATCATTCCAACAATCACTTGGATAGACAGTATCGTAAAATACTCCGTTACTATCGATACATTTGGCAATGTGTTTACCTGTTACTACTCGTATTAAACTACCAAATTTAGTTTTATTATCTCGATAGTTTTCGTCCGGATTAACTTCAAATATCACTTCTTTACATTTCCATTTATAGCTAGCCCAAGTTTCTCTAATTAACTGGTCGGGATGCCGCATCACCCATTTTTGAAAATCCGGAGCATGAAAAAATGTAAAATAATTGTCTTCAATTTTAACGGTTGATCTAAACTTAGGAGAAGTATAAGCAACCATACGCATATAAACACTTTGCCATTTTAGTGTAAAGTTTAGCCACCAAAAATATTGGTTCACTGTTTCTATTTTCATGGGAGCACTGTTAACAACACGATTAAACAATTCGGTTATTTTTTCACTCTTTTCTCGATCGTGAACTGATTCATTTATAAGTTCTGATATTAAACTTGAGGTAGGAGTTGCTGTTATAATATCAGGGCCTTTCTTAAGAACGAACCGATGCATAACTGCTGATCCAAATAACTGATCATTGCCCTCTCCGGTAACTACGATGTATTTTGGGTTTCCTAAAAAATTTTGAAATGCATATCCCGATTCTAAAGTAAACTTTTTTAAAACATGATTTCTATAAAAAGTAGGATTTTCATCAATACTAGTGTTAGTCAGCAATACTACTATGTTGTTTTTTAGTTCTTCAACGGTGCCGACCATAATGAAACTTGATAATATTAAAGTGCTATCAATACCTCCACTATACATCACTACTATTTTTCTATTTGTGTTTTGAGCGTAGTCTAAAAACCATCTTGCCCGTGCCTGACATATATCAGTAAAGTCTAAACTAAAATTTGGATCGTAGTTGGGCAATTTGCAACAATCTAACAACTGCATGTTTAGTGGAGTTGTTAAAGTTTTAGTCCGATCTACTAGAGAAAGGTTGGCAGCAAAGATACGAAACATATATTGAAATAAATCAAACCCCGGTTTTTCATTTACAAATTCTGCATATAAATTACTTTTTTCCGGATGAAATAGATCAACTGAATTATAAAATATTAGATTAGAGTCTGCCATATACTTCTCCTTCTTTATAAAAATCATTTAAAATTGGGTGTAGTTGCTGTACATCAGAACAATCTTTTATTTTTCTAAGATATTTTAATCTAAGCATTTCTGTATTCAACATACGAGTTTGAAAAAATTTATCCTGTATGTTTATACTTTGTGCGGCAGTCTGTAGGTCAATGCCCTCAAATTCAGCATAGGCTTCTGTAAAAGGAAAGTCGCCGTTCATGTCTGTAATTTTATTTTTTATTATCTCCAAAGACTCGTTTGCTTTTAATCGATATATGTCCTGTTGAAACAAATAATCATGACTGAACATTCTGCGATAATGTTGTAGTTTATGCAATATGATATCTAGTACCGCTGCCTTTTCTGCTATTAGTATATAGAAGTATTTTTCATCAAAGGTTAATGAAGGATCGGATTTTAGATATTTTATTTGAGAGCTATCCCACTGCCATAACCAAGGGTTACTGGAATCAAAATCTTTAGTAATGACCGAGCCAGTGACAGAGTTGACCCAAAAGCGTTGAGTTGTATTCAGGGTACTTTCTGCAAGTATATTAGGAACCGCTTCCCAATAACTAATACACAATGGTCTACCGGTTGGAATGTGAATTAGACTGTGATATTTTACACCTGCTAATGTAAAGTCAATTGTTCTTTTAAATCGATAAGTTTTTTTTAACTTTGTTAATTCATCAAATTGTTGTTGAGATGTAATATTCATACGAATATTTATCTGCGTACTTAACTGATACTTAATTCTTGATCATGTAGTCTATCAATTAGTATTGAGATGCCCTGTATTACTTGATCATTGCGTAGGCTTTTGTAGACCAGATTTGGTATACTAAATTCACCCTCGGGCTTTTTCAAACCCAGCTTTCTATACTGCCTTAATAGTTTTAATGCATTTCGACAGGTCCGCAGATCACCGGTTTTAATTGCTTGCCGGAATATTTTTTTCCAAATTGCAACCCAATGTGCTAGTTCTTTTTCGTTATATTTTGGTAAATCTTGTTGTGGCTTTTTGATCCAGTTGCCCGATAACACACTGTATGCTCCTGCGCTAACTGCGGGCATACGATGATCTTCTACATACAACTCTACAGGTATTCCGTGGATAGATAAATCGTATTGTCGTTTGTATAAGAGTCGCTTGCTATCAAACAGTTCTGCAACTTCGCGATCGCATCTAACTTGATCAAAGTCTGCGATTAGATGTAGATCAATATCACTGTGTTCCGTATAGTTGTAGTTAACATTGCCGCCGGTAATAACAACATCTGCGGCCTCAAACGGCACTCCGATAAATTCTTTAAAATCTTCAGCCATGCGTAGTAAGGCGCCCCTAACATTGCTTTTGAGACGATTATTATCCCAAATTGCGGGATTCAGTACAGTATTGTACTCTACAGGTTTTGCGTATTCGTTTTGGATCATATACGGATATTTATGCGGTAAATACTTTTGTTATGACATCAAATAAAAAATATCCCGGCTATCTACTTGTAGCCAATCCCAATAATCCCCGTGACGAACTTGGCAAGAGTGTAATGCTGATAGTTAGCCACACAGATAAGTTAAGCATTGCCCTACAAGTTAATAATCCTGTAGAAGATGTTAATTTACAAACAATAGCATATAACATAGGATTGGAAAGTTATCCAAGAGAAGATTTGGTTTACTTTGGCGGTAATATAGCACAGAATAAGATCCATGTGATACATAGCAATGATTGGAAAGGAATGAGCACAACAAAACTTAACGATCAGATTAGTGTTACCAATGATGTAAGTGTGTTGGCGGCCCTTAGCAGGAATGAAGGACCGGAACACTTTAGAGCCTGTGCAGGTTATTGGTTATGGGACAATGGTATGTTAGATGACATGCTAGATCCCCGTGATAGAACTTATCCACATAAGTGGGAAATAACTCCTGCTACTGTTGACGGTATATTTGACGGAGAAGGACCTGAACAATGGCGAGCCGCAGTAGATAACGCTGCCAAATATCAGGTCAATGCTTGGTTTTAATCTTTCTCAGGATTTAGGTTAGGCATATTATTAACCCATTGCCTAATTAGCGGAGCAGGAGTAGCAGATTTATTCAGCTTGAGATTTGCACCTTGCTTAGGATCCACTTCTATAATTTCCCCGGTGTCCGGATCAGTAGTAGTACTTACAGAGCTAGTCCTCTTAAGATTGCTATAAATTCCGACCGCAGGGCTTTGTGGTTTACCACCACCACCCTGACTATAGCTTGTACTATCTGCTTCATCTCCAAGATCACTAATCCGTAGAGTATCAATGTTAAACTCTAGGTCTACCTTTTGTCCAACGCCACTGCTTGACCGAGTTTTCATAAACTGGATTTGGAAGCGGCCCCGCTCTTTCATAGCCCTGCTAGTAAAGATACCAATTACATTATCTGCAGTCATGATCTTACTCAAGCCACCTGAAATATGGCTGTGATCAAACTCAATCTCTTCTACAGCACTACGATTCAACTGTGATGCTGTTACCGTAATACATTGCGTCTCCATTGCTAGGTTTCGAATTTCTTCTGACACATATTTGTCTTTTACGAACAGATCGCTGGGCGATACCTTCACACTTAAAGGCATCATCAAATCGAGGTAATCTATTAACAAAACATCCGGTTTCCGACCAGTTTTAACTTGATATTCCTTCAAATAGGCTCGTAAATCGTTACAATTTTTCCCCGAAGGCATGTACTTAACTTGTAGGCTTCCCGACTTTTTACCCAACATTCTAACCTTTAATTCAACATCGTCGATGTTCTTAAAGATATCACGAGTACTAATACCAGTAGTCATGCTGTCAAGCCGCATACTAACCAATCCCTCATTCAACTCGAAAGTTAGATAAACAACATTCAAACCAGCCAGTACCCAGTTCAACCCCAAGTTAGCAAGGAACAATGATTTACCGCCACCCGATCCTGCACAGAACATGTTTAACTCACCGCGGTTAAATCCACCATAGAGTTTCTTATCAATGCTAGGCCATCCTGTACTAACCTGCCCGTTGCCATCTTTAAGTTTAGTTAATCGAGCCCGAGGGTCATCAAAGTAGTCTGTACCCATATCTTTGTTTAGACTAATTTGAATAGCATCCTTAATCAGCTTTTCAACTGGGCCGTAATCACCTGCTTCAAGTAAATCGCTACTTTCAATAATAGCTCGCTCTAATCCTTTGTGTCGACTAAAGTTTTCAAACTCATCCATCAACCAATCGTAATTTTCTTTTGGTAGTTGTACCGATTCAAATTGACTCTTAGTTGAAGCATTAACGATGCTAACTTCGGGCATGACTTTATATTCGTCAACATAGTTGCTGATGAATTCAGCAGAATCTTGTAATCGCTGATCAAAGTTTTTTGGATCAAATATATTTTGACACCGGATGAAAGTTTCTGCATCTCCAAGAAACATTTCAAGATATAATTTCTGCATTGCATGGTCGTAATTTGGTTTATTCATTTAGGCCCTCTAATTTTTTCTTCAGTAGATTTATTTTTATCTCTCCAGAGACTCTATAGTGTAAGATCGTGGTCAATACATAGATGCGTCCATACTTACGGACTGCTTCTGCTATATCTTTTACATCGTCACCCCAAGGTGGTAAGCTAACTGACCAATTGTGTTTGATGGCATGCTTTAGCATCTTAGCACCAGGACGATCGCGATCGGGTACAACAATAACTTCTCTAGCTAATGCATTTATCCTTAGCACTTGGGCATCGTTTGGTTCATTAGTCATTATGCCAACGCCGTCTACGGCAATGGCATCAAACTGCCCTTCGACTACTATAACATATCGGCGGTTCCAATCTTGGCGGTCTATGTTGAAAACATACCCGCTTTGACTGTCCGTAAGATACTTTGGTTTACCATCTGTTATCTTTCTCCCAGTATATCCAACTATCTTTCCGTCCTGATAGAACGGAATCAACACCCTGTCTACATAACCGGGAGCAGGTGACCACATCCAGTTGTACCAATCTAGATCCATTCCGCGGCCTAGTATATATTCTATTACTTTACCAATGTCTTCACTTATGTCAGGAAGATACGCAGTGTTAATCCATTCCATAACAGACAGCGATCCTTCGGGTAATTCTGTTTCTTTAAGGTTGAGATTTAATACCCTTTCTGCTTTGGGCATATTCTCTTGATGCTTGAGCGCAACAAGGCCTAACTTACCTATGTCTAGGTCGGTTAATCCCAACCATTTAAATAGGAGTTTAGTATTGCCACTTAATAGTTTGCCCGGACTCCATCCTGCTTTAAAACCACAATTGAAGCAGTGATAGGTCCAAGAGTCGCTATTAGATATTATGCCGCCTCGGTTCTTTGTGTCCGGATTCTCACCTTTGTGGTGACAGCAGACGGCATTGAAACTAACCCACCCACCGGATGTGTTTTTTCTATTATGCGGTAAAAGACTTAGAAGTGTAGACTGTATTTCGTTCACACTTACATATTAACATCTATATAGGACCTTGTCAAATGAACCGTAGTATTCTGGATTATTATTAACAGATTCGCTTGGCGCAACAGCAGGCTGGAAAGTGAATCGAACAAAGCTGAATATACCGTTAAAGTTCACATAATCAATTCCGGTAAAACCGTTGTACTCTCGAGTTTCAATGGTAACATATCGATCGAATGTAGCAGGACTGTTATATAATGTTCCTTCAACAGAAACTGTACCAATAAAATTGGTCATATACATTGCGGCGGTATGTAATGCTGTATTACTGTTGTATTCTGGGTAAGCGTAGATGTTTCCGCTCTTATGTTGATATAAACCTATCGAATCGTTATAAACTCGATTATACGCCACTACTTCTTGGCTTGGCTGTAGGTTTGGATAAACATCTTGTAGTAGAGTTAATGTCCCTGCTACACCGTAATAGGTGTTGCTGTATGCGGGCAAGTAGGTGTGATCATCTGGATCCAGATACTTGACGGAATATTGATAGTTACCAACATCCAAGTCCATAGTATCACTTTCAGTTAGGGTAAATTCTGCTAGTCCTCTTAGAGAAAAGGTATCACCGTCATCTAAGACAGTTAATTCTTTTTCTAATAGTAGCCGTTGGTTGGTTGCATCAAATAAGGAAAACACATAGACATCAGAATCACTAAGGGTAATCCGCTTTTGATCGCTGTTTTTTACTTGGACACGGATCTTATTTTTTATGCCCTTCTGTATTTTTAGTTCGCGCTGATACATAATCCGATTAACTCCCTTGACTGTTGAATCCAGATCTAATATCACCCCGAGGGTGTTTGGATATAAATAGATTGGTAAATTTTGCATTATAGAGTATTTATTGAAGAATGACAACTAAAACAAACACCTTTCAAGAAAACTATCCATTTATTTCATGTATCAAAAGTAATGATATTGAGTATGTAGGCATCGTTATAAATTTAGATAACTTTGTAGCTAGTATCTACGATATCTCTACTATTAGGTCCGAAGACGAGCGTACTCTATTTTTAGAAATGGGGGAAACTTGGTGGTGGGAAAGCAACCGTAGAATACCCATTAATATATTCCTAAAAAAAGAAATGCAATTTTTTAGATACACTATTAAGACATTTAATAGCAAAGATGCTGAGCTTATATTTGGCCCAACAGTTAATCTAAGTGAAATAGCAGAAAAACGCATTAAGAGAAGATCTATACAACTAGTTAGAGTTCCCTCTAAGCGTTAACTGTATTCGTAACTAATTCCCTCGCAGATCAAGTTCATCTGAACTACAATTGCCATTGCATAGGCTATAGCGTGGGCTTTCTTGAAATGGTACTCACCGTTCGTCGGTTTCTCCCATATCTGATTCATAATATCGATCTTCGTCATCTCTTGTAGGTGTCGCTTCCCTGGGCGGATCAAGGCTAGGCACACGGCCACCTCTTCTACACTCTTCGGCTTCTGCGTCCGTAGTAAGTCGCCATACCCGCTTATGTGAAACAATAAATTCGTGAAACTGTCGTCCTGTAGTAAATCCCATAGTGGTTCAGTCTCCATTAGTCTGGTGAGGTGTGCTTCGTCTTTTATACCGCTATACATGCTAACATTTAAAAAATCAAGTTTAAAGTAGCCACGGTCTTCAGCTTCTTTGTATTCTATGCTTGCAGTACCAGTCAGTGGATTAACTGGAATAGAAGTGCAATATACTCCGGTATTGTGCTTTTTAAAAGTACCATTTGTTTCTATTGCCGCAGGGACATGTTTGATTACATCAAGGATTTTTGTTCTATCAGCAAAGTCTATATCAATATCTGGCATTTTCAATTTCTTCTAAAGTTGGAGCATAGTTTCCACGATGTTGAACAGTAACACCTGCCGCCATATTTGCATATATTATAGCGTCATTAATCTTATGTGTAAAGAGGTATTTATATGCAAACGCTGCCAGGAATGTGTCTCCGCAGCCGCACACATCCACGACTTCTACCTGGGTGGTACTATAGGTCACTTCTTCGCAGCCTAATCTATAAATTGTAGCACCTCGATCACCAATAGTGACAATTAAGTTTTGAGGAATGGAAAATCTATTCTTATATTCCAATTCGTTTATCTTAACATACACATGAGGAGCACTGAATCTAGATAAGTCTTGTTTTTTGGTATCAATGAACACAGGGCAGTTAACTGTACGAATAATGGTCTCTATGTGCTCGTAGCTCAGAAAACCTTTGTTGTAATCTGATATTATAACAGCGTCATATTCTTCTATGGGAAAAGGAGTACGACCACTCCATGGAACAATTTTTGGTTCGTCGTCTACCCTCAGTAGATGTTGTCCAGATCTTTTATCAATATATCTAGTTTTTGTAACCGTTTCTCCGTTTGTAATAAAGTCAGCTTCAATTCCTAATGCCTGCAGGTTAGCATGTACATTACTGGCCATTCCCGGAGCAGAATAGTGTTGTACTAATTTTATTACTGGTACTGGTGCTTCCGGACTTAGTCGGTCAACCGATCCCACCATATATACATCTAGGCAACTATCACCTATCAATAATACGCTGAATGATTTCTGTTGTTGAATGTTCTGTTCTATCATAAAATTTTATTTCTTTACAAAGACTTTCTCCTACTATAGGTTTTCCTATGTAGTCGCTACCTTTAACCATGATATTTGGCTTGTACATTTCTATTATTTCAATAAGCTCTTCTGTGCTATCAAAGAACTTTACGATGTCTACACATTTCAAACTTTGAAGAACAAATGCCCTATCTTGCTGATTGTTAATTGGTCTTGTTGGGCCTTTTAATTTTGTTACTCTACGATCGGTATCAATACATACTAATAACTGATCACCTAGACTCTTGGCATATTCAAGCATTTCGATATGTCCACGATGTAAGATATCAAAGGTGCCGTTTACAACTATCGTCATGCGTCAATGTACCGTTTGAGTAGATCAATATCTGCACAGGTATAAGTTTGATATTGATTTTTCATGTTGTCTGGCATGGGAATATATTCAATCGTTGCATCGTATTTCTCTGCAATCATCCTAGCAACCGATTCAAATGAGGTTGCTCTGCCGAGCCCTACATTCCAAATTCCTGTTTCTTTAATGTTTAAAAATTGTTTATGTATGTCGCATACCCGCTCAACAGGAACAAAATCTCTTAGATAATTTTCCGAGCCTTCAAACAATTTGATCACACCAGTTTCTTTTGCCTGCTTTTCAAATTTATGATAAGGACTTGCTTGGTCACCTTTATGATCTTCGTGAGGACCGTAAACATTAAAATAACGGAATCCTTGCACCAGTATAGGCCAGCTACCTGCAAGGTGGGCAATGTAACGATCAAACAAGAACTTGCTCCAAGCATACGGGCTTCGTGGATCGGACGGATCGCTTTCGTTGAAACTATTTTTTAAACCGTATACACTGGCGCTACTAGAATACTGAAAGTTTACACCGTTGTCTCTACACTGAGTAGCAATCCATCTACTAAAATCATAGTTGTGTTGCATCATTAGTTCTACATTTGTTTCTGTTGTAGAAGTAAGTGCGCCAAGGTGTATTACCCAGTCTAATCCCTTAATATTCGGAAGGTCATCGCCAGGCTCATAAAAAGATAAAGTATGTTCGTCTTTTAAGACTTTGATCATATTTTGACCAATAAACCCTTTATGTCCTGTAATTAATATTTTCATCTAACTACCTTTGACATTTGCCAACAATTACCTGTACCAGTAGTGCCGTCATCAAATTTTACTTGGACATTGCCGTAGAATGTTTCTGGTCCGTCATAATGGAGTATTTGTTTAATTACTGTAGCTTCCATTTTTAAAGGAGCAACCCATACTCTATCTCCCTTCTTATAGGTAGGGCCGCTGCCGTCTGAGTCTTTTCTATACCTTGGCATTTTGACTATCACCTTTACCTACACGATAGTTATCTTCAACACTATCGGGTGTGCTGACTTCAACTAATACCCCTTCCTCAACACAAATTATTTGATGAGGGAATAGTGGCGGGTTATGCCACACATCATTCTGTGATAGCTCGACTTCGTGGTGTTCTGCATCTTTAGTAGTAATATATCGAACGATAAACTTCCCACTTAATACAAACCAAGTTTCATCTTTTTCTGCATGGAAGTGCATACTAAATTTTGCACCTGTGTTAAATCTTAATAGTTTACCACAGTACTTGTCGTTGGTAGCAAATATAAATTCACTACCCCAACCTTTTTCAACGAGGCCGTGCAGTTGAGTCATTCTCAGGTCCTTCACTAAATTTTGATAAGAAGCTTTCAAGATAACAGCTAAATTCTGTTGGCTGTTCTTTACCTTCTTCAATATAATGTATCCATTGATTGCCATCAATTTCTACTAAATTAACTACTCTAAATTTTTTTCCATCGGAGGCAAACCACCTGCTTCCTGTTTTTGGTTTGTTCATAGTTCTCCGCTTTCAGCTAACTTTAATATAAGACTATAATGTTCGTAGGCTTTTTTCACAGAAGGATACTTTTCTCGCAACCTTCTTTCCTCTTGTTTCTGTTCCATTATCATCTCAAACATCATATAATGATTACTACCGTGCGTTTTCATGTTATTAAAAACTTGATCTTCAAACTCTTTAATTCTATCTAATTCACTCTCCGGAATCGTGATAGTTAACAGTTTTTCCGTGTCATACGCAATTGCGTTATTGTATACTGCATTATAGTCGTTACCATCTTTAAAAAACTGAGGGTTAACCATCCTATGTCGCTGAAATCGTTTATTGGTATCAATCACCTGTATATGATGTCGTTGACAGAATTCTTTTTCAGTCGTCATTTTATTCCAACCTCCTTGCATATTTCTTTAACTAACGAAACATCTGCAGGAACACTTTTAAATTTTCTAACCCAGAACGGAATATCAAATGCCGGGGAAATCATCTCCAATTGTTCGTCATTCATCTTCTGGATCATAGATTGTCCTGATACTGTATTTAAAATTATCCAAGGACTAACATGGCCATTTCTGATATCGTGTACTGCCCTATTAAGGCTAACATAATTGAAGTAATGAGAAAATTCTGCAGAGTTATCGTCGGCCCATGACATCATCGTCTGTAGGCTTCGTTGTACTGCACTCTCAACTGGTTCAGATTTTAATACTTCAAATAGATACTGTTCATATAACTCATCTCTACACCAGTGATCAAGTTTAATTCCACTTTTGATTACATAGTCAATGAACTTATCTGGATACAACGGATTAACATTGTTGATGAAAGATCCAAATTTAACAAAGGCGTTATAATAAGAAGTATCACTGAATTCATCATATGTTTTTAACTTTTTTCCGCCTTGCGCCAATTGCCAAAATCGGTTAAAGGCCATGTATCCGGCCTGAACACGCTTTTCATCTTTTTGTAGAGCTCTCCTCTTTCTTTCGCACATGTGAGCAACAAGAGTCTTTTCTTGCATAAAACTCTTTTTACAATGTACGCAGGTATAAGGCTGATCTACCAATGCTATCATTTTGCTAGGTCGTAGGTTATTTTAAAAATGTCTGTTTTTACTACACCGTAGTCACCGGGGCCGTGTTTTACAATATAATCCTTGCCCGCATTATAATGCAACTGTTGTCCCCAACTAGTATTCACAACCCCGTCGTGGTCTGCTAGTTTAGCAAGTTTCATTATTGGTTTTGGAATTGCAGTACCGTTGCCATTATCAATTTTAAGTTCTTGAAACTTTTCCGGAGGCATACTATACCGTTCTCCCTTAGGACCGGTTATGATATACCAACCTCTTTGGTAATGCTGTGTCTTACCGTTGCCCTCTAGATGATCTAATTCTCCAGGGTGTTTTGCAACCTCGTATTTTTCTAAACTAGGTTTTTTATAGGCTTTAAAACTGTCGGTATCAAACCAATTATCTGTGATACCTGCGCTTTCAACCAGGTTAATAAATTTGCGAATATCTTCCATTTTATTCATATGCCTTTCTATCTTTTTTGTCAAAACCCATTTTATCAAAGAGTTCTTTTTTCTCTTCTTCAGTCATTATAGAAGCAAGTAATTTTATATCATCCATCTTATATGTAGAATGCAGTTCAGCAAGTAGTTTTTCAAACTTATCTGCCTTACCTTTTTTCCCTGCCGCCAAATACGGATGATACATTGATGAACCAATGCCGGTGCCTGCATATAATTTCCACATTAGGCCTTTATGATTCTTGCTTATATCAAAATGATTTTTATTGACAAATTCATTAGTTCTTTCTACAAACCATTCCTGCAAGTCTGGATCGCCTTGCACATTGCTAGTATATCTCATAAGAACATACGGACTAAACACTTTCTTTTCTTCATCCGTTAGTGTATCATAAAAATCATACTGCTTGAGATCTACTGCTTTTAGTTCTCGTTTAATATCAAGTTTCGCTGCCATAATCTTCCTTAGTGTGGGGAGTTAACTCAGTTTGTTCTACTCCATCTTTGTACCATTTAGTTAATATCTCCTGTCTTGTTTCAAGAGTCATATCTTCGGAGCCCATAGTACCAAATACTAAACTTGAAAAATTAGTATTGGTCATGTTCTCTCTTACTTAGATGATATATCATTATAGCACGATCTATTGCCCGTTGTAAAGTGGGATTGGTTGTTGCTGCCTTGCGAATATCTCTCCACAACTTATCTTCTGTAATGCCGGCACGCTTTTCCGATGCCTTTAGACTTTCTCCGACTAGGAATCGTTCAGTCTCTCCACGATACCGTCCATAGACAGTTTCTCCACCGTCCGGACTTTCGTATATTATTTCAGCATTTGGTCTCAAACTTCCCATAGTTTACCAACATTTAGTAAAGTCTACTAGTTCACTCTGTCGACTTACTTCTTTAACAAAATAGGCACATAACGGTTTTTCGCCGGGCTCTAACGGAGTACATAGTAGTTGTCCAGGTTTCATTTTAGGGAAGTACCATTTAACATCTTGGTACACATCGATAATGTCGATGTCGTGAAACTCGGGTCTGAAACTACTCAACGGATTAAAGCAGAAAGTTCTAAAGCCTCGATCATTAAGACTTGTAAGAGGAAGTATTTCCATTGCTGGTCCTTCCGGATCACCAACAATCGTACACCAATCTAGTGGCATAGTTATTTCATATTTTCCAATCTTTAATACTACTCCGGGCCCAGTAAAGCTCTCGAGAAAGATTAATGGAATATAAAAATAATCAGGATTGTTGTGATCGCTATTATCTAAAATAGCGAATCGAAGATCGTCCTCAATTTCATCGGGTAGATCATTCAGATAGAATGTCTTGTTTTCTAAACTTAATATTTGCATTATTGGTATTTCACTTTCTCTATCGTAAATGGATATTTGGCATCTTTGTAAAACTTCTTTCGTTCAGTAAGATGGCGTTTTGCATATTTTGTTGTCGCAGTCATGTCCCAGATTTGTACGAAGTCTTTGTCGTCCGCTTTTCTAATGCCGCGGCCAATGCTCTGGATAACTCGGACAAAGCTCTTTCCGGGCTCCAAAAGAACCATATTAAAAATACGAGGGATATTAATACCCACAGAGGCCACACCGTAAGTCGCCACAATAATCTTGTTAGTACTTGTCTTAACTTCATCATACTCTTCTTTTCTATCTTTTGTTTTAACTGAGCCCGATATAAACACACTATCAGGCAAATGCCCTGCAAGAAATTGCCCGCTTTCTATTCGGTCAACTAGTATAAGTGTATTGCCAGTCTTTGAAATATTCAATAGCAATGATGAAATATATTTCATACGAGTCTCATCTGTAACAAGGAATTTTAATTCTTCGGCGTAACTTTTAAACTCTTTCCATTCATTTGTTTGTATAATTTGCACATGACAATCACTAAGAACGCCCGATTCTTGTAATTCGTGTGCCTTAACACGATGAACTACTTCACCAAGACTGGCACGAATACTTTGAAACTCGTGATCTGCTTTTGGCACAGTCCCCGTTAGTCCCCATCGTATAGGAGCATTGGCCAAGTTTTGGGTTAGTAATTTTTTAAGAACTTCAGCTTTGGCCATATGAACTTCATCGACCATAACACACTGAACTCCGTCTAATAGTTCTGCAAGGTTTGATACTTCTTCGTTATCGTGCGACTTCTTTTCTAGAATGTTTAGACTTTGCCAAGTGCAAATTGTATGCGTTTTATCTAGATTCTTTCGATCGCCATAATAGACACCTACATCTAACTGACAGTTGATAAAGTCTTCTTCTGTCTGTTCAACCAATGACTTATTAGGCACAATCGTTATTGTTCGACCATATTTTTCACAAATCTTTGCCAATGTCGCTGTGGTAATTGTCTTACCAAAGCCCGTGGCAATCTCTTGGATACATTGTGGATGTTCTAAGAATTTATTAATAACTTCAACTTGATCGTCGCGTAGTCTAATCTTCGTACCTGCAAATCTGTGTCCTTCTGGCCAAGTTTGATCCCCCCAAAACTCTGCCGCCACAAGATCAAAACTAAGTGAGGTTGTGTTTCTTTGATCGTCAAGTTCAATATAATAATTATGATTCTCGAGGTATTCTAATACCTGAGGAAGCATTGACATGTAGGTAGTGCCGCCAATACCAAAAAAGCTAATTGATCCGTCCCACCTTCCTAATTTATAAGCAGGGCGGAATCTTGCTGTAGGATCTTCATATTTGAATTTTTTAACCAAGGCTTTACGGGCGTCAAGACTTAAATTTTCTATCTTAACATTTACTTCATCTTTAATAACAATTTTACATGATGCCAATGGTAAAGTTCCTTGTATGGTTATCTTTAGTATAATACACTAAATTTGCGTGTTTATCAAGATATTGTTGCATTGTATAATGCACATTCATGTAACCCATATTAACAACGGAATTGAACTTTATTCCAGATTTAACTACGGGTTTTGGTAACTTACTGCTGACAAATACTACTTTAGTATCTTCTGTAATTGGTGCGTTGTATTGGTTATCTTTTACAAAGCAATTAAATTCTTTGCCATCGGCTGAATCTAATCTAAACATAACACTCATTTGTTCGTTGCTAATACCGCAATTGTGAAAAAATTCAACTGCTTGCGATAATTTAGTTAACTCGGCGCCACCCGGAATCACTGCTATAGTAGGTGATAGATTCTTTATAATTGTTGACATTACTGACATCGAGTGATTGTCGGAGTTTACTAGAAATTTAGAATCTGGGGAAGTTTTTAGAAAATCTCTAGTTATAGAATCAACATCGTTTTCAATGTAGGTGTCAATTTCTTCATCCCATATACTTACACCTTGCAACCTCGCTTCGAACACTGCTTCTAATATACCGGTGGATACTAGCGGTGGACAATTTCGGTGGCAATTTTTTAAAACCGGTTTTCCTTCTTCCATTACTAGAATAGGAAAGTAATTTTCTAAGTTGTCCCGTATTTCTTTTATTTGAGAAATATAATTTTGAAAAGTATTATCTGTATCAAATCCCTCAAGAGAAGATAGAAACATAATAGCCGATTCGGACAAGGGAAATATCCAACATTTTTCTTCTTTATTCCAAAATGCATTAGTGTTTGAATCTTCTTTATATTTTCTAATACTTGCTACTAGCTCTTCATTGAAAGGAAATACTGCACGAATATTTTGACCATAGGTATCGTCTGGAGTGATTGACAGTTTCTTTTCGTTGTTTAGTTTACGAATTGATAATTTATAAATTGGATTTTCTAGGAAGGGAGTAACATCTTTACAAATAGTGTTTGTTAATGCGTTGCTATGTCGCTTGAGTATCTTAACTGCTAGAGCACCTTGCTTTTCTGTTAGGCCAGATCCCCTAGTAATTTGGTCGTAGAAACTGCTTATCAATTTTGAATCCCACTGATTAAGTGGAATCCTTGATAAAATTAAAGAAATAATGAGATCTTCAATATGCATGATTAATTATAACATCAGATAGAAATATCTTCAAGACCTGCTGCCCTTAATTTAATGATGTTGCTTAACTGCCATTGTTTGATATCAAGACCTTTGATAATTCCAAGCCATTGATTTCGCAACATAGCAAACTCGTTGATGATCTTTTCCATATCAACAACATCGGCTTCACCATCTACATATTTTTCAACATCTCTAGAGCTTAACGCTCGCTGATAGCTTTCCAAATATTTCTTAAAGGCTTTGGATCTAGTTCTTCTCAATTCGATATTGAGATATTCAAGGATAGCTTCAATTTCCTGAAGCTGATTAAATCTCTGTTCTACAATACCCGGAAGTGAAGCAGAAGCCCTTTCAACACTTCCGTGTATCTTGACTTCTGCTCTCGCACTTTCGATTTCGTTGTAGTAGTGATCTAGACAGCTAGGAAGGTGTGCTATGTCCTTTGAGACTTTAGCATACCAAGACATGGATTACTCCTCGTCTTCGTTTTGATCCCAACCATCTTCGTCGTACTCGTCGGCATCATCTTCGACCTCATCTTGAATGGCTAGGTTAATAGCGTCATCAAGGATGGGATCATACCCTAGCAAACCTTTTAAAGTCTCAGGATCAACATCTTTACCTAGTAGCATATCGATGTAATGACTTGCCGCAGTTTCTTTATTTTTATCTGGAATATACTCTCGAAATATATCCCAAACTTCAACGATTAAATCTTCATCCATTTTATTCTTCCTCGATTTCTTCAATTAGAGTAGATGTAGTTACTACTGCACTGGCATCCCATTCTGCCATGATCTTCATTAATTTATCTTCTGTCCAGCCTTTTCTAAATTCAGCGATAATCTCACCGGTTCCTTTGCTGGTATAAGCAAGTTTATTGCCTACTTTAGATAATACACCCATCTTCTCAAACATGTCAAGCAGTCCAGAGGTAGGACTCATGCCTGTTGAATAAGGGATTTCAACTTGAACACTTTCAAACGGTTTGGCATATCGTGTCTTCATAATTTTACATGCAGAACGAATTCCTAGAACCGAAGTTACTTTGTTGCCATCAGCATCAATTTTAAGTTTCAACTTCTTCATGGCAACAACAATTGATGATGCATATATGAAGCCTTGGCCGCCACTAATTTTGTCATCAGGATCAAACATGTCTTGACTTGCGTATGTATGATTGGTACAAACTAGTCCAACATTCCAAGAACCAAACATATTGACACAGTTACGAACAAGACTTGTAAGTGCTTTAGGCTTGCGGCCCATATCACCTTTCATCTCGCCTGCTTCAAACTGATTTACATCAGTCGGAGTTAGTAACATACCTAAACTATCAATTACAAACAAAACTTTTGGACGATCTTCTTCGGCCATTAGTTTATACTCTTTCATAAACTCACTGATAGTTTTGGCCACATCATCGATCATAGCCATGTTAAGTTTAAGAAGTTTTTGCTCACTGGTATCAACATCCAAAGCATGTAACCATGCTTCATCTAGAGCATTTTCACTGTCAACTAGGATAACATAAATTCCCTGTTCCTGTGCGTGACGGATGATGTTTCCAGCGCAGACATATGATTTGCCTGCACCGGATTCTCCGGCAAACACCGTTACCTTACCAAGCGGAACTCCTTTAAAGAAGTCGCCGCTGATAAGATAATTTAGGGCATAGTTACCTGTTGATATCCAGTCTGTAGGATCGTTAAATCCAACACCTAGGCCATCGATCGACTTGGTGATGGATTTACGAAACTTTGAAATATCAAAGGCTTTTCCCATTCTCTATCCCCTTATTACTTGTTACGATTGCGAATCATCGCAATGATGTCGGCAGCACGACTGCCTGCGTCACCATTTGCTGGGGTAGATTCTGCTGGTGCAGGAGCCGGATCAGCATCAAACGGAGCATCATTGTCTGCAGGAGCAGATGCTTGTGGTGCCGTGGTTGCCTTTGGCGCAGGTGCGCTTGCCGGCGTGTTTGATGAACTATTACCACTATTAAAGCCTGCTGGCTTAAAATATTGACCCCACCGGGCTCCGTCATATGCTTCTCCGTCAACGGATGCCGCAAACATTTCAGCTATAACTTTGATTTCAACTGGACCTGGCTTCTTGGGCAAGAAGTCACCTAGGCTGTATAGCCCGTACTGTGCAATAGCCGCATTTTCTGCTTCGCTCAAGGCACGCTCTCGACGAGCCCATGTGCTGGTAGAATAGTCAGCATAGCCACCTTTAGATGTCTTAGTGATTTTGAAGTCTAGCCCGCGAACATAGTCGGTTGGCAATTCTTCAATTTCTGCGTCCATCAAAGCATTCTTAACGATGTTAAAAATTTGGCTACCAATGATAAATCTACGGATTGGATTTTCCGGAGTCTTATCTTCTTGTAGTTTGCTGTCAACAACAAACCCTTGGAACAAGTAAGACTTCTTTTTCCAATACTTACGACCCATTTCTTCGAGACTCTTATCCTTAAACCAAGGACGGACTTCTGTTAGAACTGGACAAGTTTCGCCCCACATTTCCATACATGGAACTTGTACCTGTGTTGGTTTACTGTTTGTTTCACCTTTAATACCGGCGAATGGCAATCGAATCATTGCTCGTTCAATCCAGAAAAAAGTATTTTTAGAATCACCATCTGGTAGGAAACGAATTGAAGTATTCGAGCCTTCCGGCATGTTCCAATGGGGATAAATTGCGTTGTCTCCACCAGTTGCGCCGCCGGTGTTGTTTTGAGATGATGCTTGAAGTTTTGCGCGAATTTCTGCTAAAGTGGCCATAATGATTTCTCCTTGTTTAATATGCCTCTTCTTTAAAGCCAACTGACTAAAAAGAAAAATGTGTGCATACGGTTAAGTATACACACATCTATTTATACATGCAACCTAAAAGATTGCAATAATATGGTTTATTTTGCCAAACCAGCTAATTTTAAAATACTTTCCATTTCTGCGTTTTCTGCTCTAGGAACACCACCTTTGGTTAGATAGTCGGCACGATCTTTGTAACTTCTACGCTCTACATCTTTATCGTGCGGTGCAAGTTCTTTTTTCTTTTGCGGATCAGTTATATGTTTTGATGGATGCCAATTATCTTTATCTTCTTTTTCTTTAGTAAAATAGTCTTGCACATTACTACCCAACTTTGCCCCGGCCATTGCTCCGCTTGGTGTTTTAGTTAATAATGCTCCGCCTACTCCGCCTACTACAGCCCCACCTATACCTTCTACTCGACCTTTAATGCTTTGAACAAGTTCTTTTAATCTTGCTAATCCGTCATCGCCTACATTGCCATGCTTTTGATGCCATTCGGTTGTAAGTTTTTCAATAAACTGTCCTGCAATACCTTCAGCAAACTCACCTGCTTTGTCACCAAATTTTTCTGTAACTTGTTTTTTGCAGTCAAGTGCGATGTTTTCTGTACCACGAAATGGTCCAAC